GCGCAACGTTATCAAGCCAGCGTTGAAGAAAAAGCTAGTGTTGAAAGAGAAAGAGCAGCGCTAGAAGAAAGGTACGGTCAGACTGATACCGAAATAACTGTTCGCCCGGAACCTGGTTCGAATCTTCGCTTCAGATACCAAGCAGCTGCATATTCGGATCCAGAAGCTCAGCGTCAACATTTAGAATTGCTTCGACGCGAAAGTCAAGCTGAAATACAACGAAAAGCATCTTTTCGCTCAGCTGCCAGAAACGTTGCAAGCACAAGAACTGATGATGGTTTGCTTAGCGAAGATGCAGATGTAACTCCTCAAATGATTCAAGCATTGACTACGCGATATGGTTACACATCTGAACAACTTCAAAGATATGGTGGTGGACCAACTCAAGAAAATTTTGTTACAGTAGGTGGAATATATTATGCAAATACGATAAGACGTCTTTTTGACGATGAATTGAAAAAAGATCTAGAGCGTAGAGCAGCTGCAGCGCAACAACCAACCGCACAAAACAAAGACGCAAGCGATAGTTCTGGTGGAGATGCATCATCAGTCCAATCAGCAGCAGTAACTCCGACCCAAAATTCCACACCAGCAGCAACACCAGTAGCTACACCTGCAGCTGCCCCTGGAACAGAATATGATATTATGACTGGTATGCCAATCGGCGCACCAGCTGCTACTAGAGTACAAACGCCAACACCGTCAGCAGCTACGCCTGCAGCAACTCAACAGCAGATACCAGAAGGCGCAACACCTATTAGATCAAATGGTCGGGTTGTTGGTTACATGCCAGCTGGTGGTGGTCCCACCGTAACATTTACAGATGCTGACAGAAACACACTTGAAGGTGCTAGAACACAACTTACAGGATCAGGATCAAGTGCAACAGCTGCCCCGCCAGCTGCCACGCCAGTGGTTACGCCAAATGCTACGCCAGTAGCTACTCCTTCACCATCAGCGACTACAGAACAATCTTCGAATGAACTTACTGATCAGCAAAAACAATTTGTTGATTATTTTTTGAGATATAATGAACTCCAAGACAATGAAGAAGCAAGATCTATTGCTGAATACATTGTCAAACGAAGAAATATGCCAGGAAGTTTGCCTAATATTGCTTCTCGGGATCTGAGAATATTAGTTTTTAATGAACTAAGAAGAAGAGCTGACCGAATGGGTGGAATGCTCATTGACAACAAACTGGTATTACCAGGTCGACCTCTTACGGCAGCTCAAATGTCCAGTATTGAAAGAGCTGGTGTTCAACATTACCCTCAATACGTTATTGATCAATATAATAGACAAAAAAGCGGAAATGCTACGCCAGAACCAGCATCAGAAACATCAACAGCAGCAACTCAACAGCAGATACCAGAAGGTGCAACACCGGTTAGGTCAAATGATCGGGTTGTTGGTTATATGCCCGAGGGTGGTGGTCCTACAGTAACATTTACGGGTGCTGACAGACAGACACTTGAAGGCGCTAGAACTCAACTTACAGGATCAGGATCAAGTGCACCGACACCTACTGTAACATCTGGTAGAACGTTTGATCAAAGACTAGGATTAGCTCCCATCTCTGAAAGACCAGCAACAACAGACGCGACTAGATCGCAACCAACAACAGAACTTTCAGAACGTCAAAAACAATTTATTGAACAGTTTTTGAGATCCAGACAAAAACAAAACGATAATGAAGCAAGATCTATTGTTGAAAATATAGTCCAGCAGAGAAATATGCCTGGTAATTCTCCTAGTATTGATTTTGATAGATTAAATTTATTGTTTAATGGTGAACAATTGAGGAGAGCCAGTCTTGAACAAGGAACGTTCATTGAAAACAGATTACCAATAGCACCAGTTACACCAGTAACTTCAACTAATACCACTACCGTATCAACACAACCGAGTGGTAGTATTAGAATGGGTAGAGAAATAGGGGAATCTTCAAGAGTAGCTGCTCCGCCGCCAACTGCTACAACACCAGCGCCAGTAGCAAACGAGACAGAAGATCAAATATACAACAGACTACTACAAGAGCAACCAGAGAACTTTAGAAATGATGTTGATGTTCAAAATGATGCTAGAGCTGAAGCAAGATTGTTAGCGAGAGCAGGTCAAACTCAACAAACAGCAACTCCTGAAGCTTCTGGTACTGTAAACCCTATGACTGATCCGAGCGGATTCAATGCGCGTATTCTGAATGTTCGAGCTCAAGAGATATTATTCAAAGCTGATAAGTTTGAATATTCAGAAGGGTTTCAGTTAGCTACTGGTTCGCCAACTCCAACTCCTGGTCCAACTCCTGGTCCTGCTGCCGGTGGTGAAGGAGCTTCCTCTGTTGGTGGTTTAACTCCTGGTCCTGCTCCAGCAGCTGCTGGTGGTTCAACTTCAGGCGCGACTAGTGCAGCTCCAGCAGCAGGTACGCCAGGAGTTACACAAACTGGAGCAGCAAATATCACTGGTCTTGATTTCGCAGCTGGTGTTGACCAAAGAATCAAACCTGGCATCGCGGATAAGACCAAAGAAATCCAATCCGCTTTCGGTAAAAAGTTAACTGTTACGAGCGGATTCAGAGACCCAGCGAGAAACTCTAGAGTCGGTGGCGCAGGTGGTTCAAAACATCTAACTGGCGATGCTGTCGACGTTCAATTCCCTGGTAACCAACAAGAAACCATCGATTTTATCAAAGTGGCGTCCGAAAAGGGTGCTGGCGGTATCGGCGTATACAGACCTGGTTTCTTGCATATCGATACCGGAGCAAAACGCGTATGGGGTCCGGATTATAAAGCAACGAGCATACCTGATTGGGCTAAACCTGCTCTTGATGAGCATATGGGTAAACCTGCATCTCAATCAGCAGGAGGTGGGGCAGCTGCGGGTGGCGGAGAAACTGCAAGTCCAATGCCAGCCGGTCAACAACAAGCTGCAGCTGCTGGGGCAGCATCTCCTTCGGCGCCAGCAGCAACTCCGGAGCCTTCAGCACCTTCTTCCGGAGCAGCAATGTCTTCGGCTTCTGTTGCTGATGAAACAGCTTCTAGACCAAGCGCAGGACCGACACCACCACCACCTGATTCAACAGCACCTATAACCGCAGCGCCACAGGGTCCGAGCCTACCGGGCATCGATCCTAACAACCCAGGATCTGTTGAACCTGCGGACGCAGCGATACGTTACTCGAGATTGTTTAACATCGCGGCATAAAAAAAGGGTTGCCTTTTCGAGCAACCCTCTCTTTTGAGAAATGTAAGAAGTTAGGTAGCGAGCTTCTTCAGCTTTGCGAAGAATGCTGTATCATCATCGTCGTCATCCGACGTTGAAGGAGCAGCTGCTGCGCGCTCCTGCTTAGGAGCCTGCCAAGGCAGATCATCCTCATCTTCAGCAGGCTTACGACTCGCCGCTGCCGCGCGAGCAGCCGAAGGAGCTACGCTCCCGTTATCGTTCAGACCCAGAACCTTATTCAGCTTCGCCTTCAGTTCCTCATAGGTCTTAAAGTTAGAAGGAGCAAGGAAAGCCTGCAGCGAGTGTTCCTGCTTCCAGATCGACTCCATCTTATCGTCATCTTCAAAGAGCGGTTCTGACGAAGAGAATTCCGACTTATCATAATTGCGATAACCATCAACGTTACGAATCTTCAGCTTGAAGTTTGCACCAGTCCAAAGATCGAACGGGTTCATCGGCTTCTCATCTGCATACTGCGGATTCATAGCGTCGTTCAGCTTGTCGTAGATCTTCTTACCGAACTTGAAGAGGAAAACCTTACCGTTATTTTCCGGATTAGCCTGATCCTGAATGATATAGACGTTAGCGACGTAGTTAAGCTTGCGCTTCTGAGCACGAGCCTGCTTGCGACTCGGGGACTCATCGTCGCTCGACATATTCCAAAGAACGCTGTTCATCTCTGAAACAGGGTCAGTCTTACCGATAGTTGTCAGGCAGTTTTCGATATACCAGCTTCCGGTCGGACCCTTGAAGCCATGCTCGAACATCCGAATGAACGGAACTTCTTCCTCACCAGGAGCAGGAAGGAAACGAATAACGGCGTAACCGTTACCAGCCTTGTCGACGTTAGGATACCAGAAGCGAGTGTCCTTACCGCCATCGTTTTGTTGATTCAGCTTTGCCAGTTCTGCTGTCAGCTTCTCGAGAGACTGACCACCGCGCTGCGCCTTGAGTTTTGCGAAATCCATATGTATTCTCCGTATGTTTTGTATGTTTGTATAATTGTATGTTTTGTGTAGGAGTTTCCTCCAACACTATTTATACTACGCTGTTTCAGCGAAAAAGTCAAGCACTATTTTGTTGACCTTTTCTTTGTCGTAATTAACGAATGGCGTGTATTTCTTGATCAGCTGACCAATCTCTAGCCAGATGACATTTTCTTCAAGCTGTTTGTCCCAATACCTATAACATCCTACAAGATCCGTTAGAATGCAAGTTGTTTCGATATTGATTTCACCGCCGAGTTGCAAAACCAAAAGATGACTTAACTGACGATCTTCGATAGCAAAATTGCGATCAAAAGGAAACTGCAGTTTGTCTAAATCGTTCTGCAACAAATAAATCAAACTCTCTTTTCGTTTTAGCCAATCTTGATAGGTCTTTTCCGCCCCATCAGAATATGCTATGTCGCGAATCCAAGTCTTTGGATACTTAACGAAGTTAGCAAGCATGAAACCATGCGGGTCTCTATGCTTGGCAACTTTCTCAAAAAAGAACTTATCTTTACGCTTATTGAAAGAATCAGCTTTGGCGCTACCCTTTCCCTGATACTTGAAATAGTCGTACGAGGTTGAAGTGAAGTGATTACGTAGAGCCAGATAGTCTCTGTATACCTCGAACGGAGTCAT